CACCAACCACAAGCCCAAAAGGGGAGTCAGACTCTCCTTCCAGCACATTACCCAAGTGCGGGGTCCGACATTAGTACAGTGTGGTAATAATAGGTGCTAGTTCCCATCCGTTTCGGTGGAAGCTAGTTACGCGAGCAAACAACGAATGTGTTTTCTTCTTAAGCCATATATACGGCTCAGAGATAGTCCATTCGAATGCCAACTGTTGTAACACACCTCGGTCGTACGACCCTACCCAAATGCTTGGGGTACCACGGTAGATCGCATCTTCACGATCTGATGTACTTACAAGGTAATCGCCAGCGAAGTAAATAGGATGAAACCTATCCTCTTCAAGACGACCATAGTCCACAAATGACAAATATGATTTCTTGATGCATTGTGTGAAACCCTGAAAATCGCCGATCAACCTCTGATACGCTAGAGAATAGCATATAGGGGCATCTGGTTCTTTTAGAGTATTTATCACAACATAACAATTCGGTATAACATTATACGCGCCATATAAACCATTGACCATTATTGGCAATGAGGTGCATATCCTGTCAAGCCTATATTTGTTAAATAGCTTCTCAACAATAGAATAGTTGTTGAACAATTCTGCCAGGGTTAATCCATGGTGAATCGTAAAGAAGTTGATACATCTTATAAAATCTGTGATGTCAAGCTGCGACTTATGGAAGTAAAACCCGCGTACATATTTACCGTTACGATAATCCGCGCCACACGACTCTTTAAAAGTCCCGTGGAAGAACGACTTCTCAACATTAAGGGTCAGACCAAAAGTACTTAATATATTCTTGATAATACAGATATGAAAATCTGTTATACCATGGATATCAAGTATGAGATCATCACCAAATGAAGTAGGCGCCCTAACAGGTAGGTAACCTGAACATCCAAGAGGATCAACATATGTAGTATACATTAATCTTTGAATGCCTCTACCTAAAGCTGTAAAGATTAAACTTTCCAGCTCGAAAGTAAAGCAGTTTCCCATTGCCGAGAATTTTTCGTATAGCCTATCTTTCGTACTATTACGACAATGATAGACGGTAGACCTACAGTTTACCATGCGTCGAAAAACGTCACGCACCGTAGGTGAAGACCACTGGCTGTTCATAAGAATGCTGATAAGCCCTATGCTGAGAGTGTCTGAAGCGCTAGAGAAATCTAACGTACATATGCTCGATCCAGCAATCGAACCTTGGTAGGCACAAAATTTGTGCTCCTCGGCAAGATTATCTAGGTCAATACCAGCGTGCTTCAAGCAGCGTCGAAGGTAATTTCCAACAACGTGCTGAGAGGCAATACCAATGGTAGAACCAATACCTATACAGCGGTTCGTCAGGTTATTTTTAGGTACCTGTTCGATACAATCTGAAGTGATCGTACCTGAGTATCTAGATTTAACCCAGTCTACTAGATCATCACTAAAGAATAATGATGGATCATAATGACTATTCGGAACCATACCGTCACAGTACCACCCTATCTTATAAATAGAGCTGCCTGCTGTTACATCCCTAGCTACCTGACTTACGCCAGGCCCAAAATAAACAGAGGAGGACACCCTAAATGGTAAAACAATAATCGAGTTAATAACTCGTATTGCTTCACGCAATACAAAGGCGACATCACTGTCCATCTTAAAACTAGAAACGTCAATAGGAGTTAAGATATCCTCGTAGCTTAGATCAGCTGCGGAGACGCCTAACCAGAACCTATTAGATTCTGCACACCGTTCCTCGGCAAAGGCAAACTTTTTCCAAGTTGCCCTAACTGCTGTCGGACTAATGTTTGAAGGCATTTTCTTAACAACGCAATCGGGGCTAATGCCCACAGTCTTACTCAACCCTTCGGCTAGATGAATTACATCTTCTTGTTCCTCACGGGACAAGGGAGTAAGGCGAAATTGGCCTCCTTTCGGAGTATACTTTTTTTTGGTAGAGTTTTTTCTACCCTGCTTACTGATTGCAGTGTTTCTATGTGACGAAACAGAAAACATAGAAGGAACCTCATAATAATTATATAATCACTGGTTAATACGGATTGTTACCATTGTCGACTTGGTCGACAATAATGGCATTACCTAGAGCCGCAGCTGCTAAGTTACGTAACTTAGTTATTTCGCTTGCCGGAGCAACTTTAGGAATATTAAAATCAATATTAACGTAAATCTTCTGATAAGACTTTACACCATTCACATCTGTAAGTACGAAAGGCTGTTTGATAACGTAACGAATACGTCTATTAGCAGCTGTAGTACTGTATGGAGCGTTTGAAGTAAGATCTCTATCGAGTTCAGTGGAAGTTCCAGAGATGACCCAACGGACGAAATTTCCATCCTTTGTATTGGGAATGAAAGTTTGTTCGCCTGTACCATCGGAGATAATGATATTGTCAATTTTAGACATAGAATTATCCTTATAAATATTAAAATTTATGACCACATACGTGGAATTTAGTGAAACCAAATGGTTTTGCTAGAACCATGTACTCTAATTACGGGAGATGTACAAAACCGCCTATATCTTACAGGACTATAGGATCCTCCACTTAACGTGGGACTCGTTGTGCTAATAGTGCGTATGCATTTGCAGCCTGATGACAAGATATACCTAGTCCTGAGCGGTTTAATAACTCAGAAAAAGACATACTATAATCAATAGATCTGTTAACAGTACGATTAACGTTCACACAAGCATGGTCAAAATGGTATTTACTTCTCAAGTACTTACCTTGCCATTCTTCACGCGTTGCCTTAACAACATTGGTCCACCTAACAGTATCACAACCATCACTGGTTGTGTGTGCTAAGGTACCGAATTGATTGATATATTCACCAATTGGTGTAAACCAGTCAATTAAGAAGCTATAAGGAACTAAATCCCAACGAGCTTCGATTAAATTTGTGTTAAGCAGAAGATTAAACGTATCTTTTTTGGAATAATACCTTAAAGATAGATAATCCATACGATTGTCGAAATGACCGTAGACCTTGCGATTAGGAGTGTCCTCTAACATCTGTTGATGTCTAGTCGAAGTAACACTGAGCCTTAAAAGCTTATTATCGCTCTTAAGACGCTGTGAAACCACTCTATAAGCATCTTGGACAGAATGTATCGTTGGCAGAACCCCAAATTGGAACTCCAACCAATTATTGGCAGCCGCTTTAACTTTAGAACGGTTACCTAAGAAAGCATTTAGAGCTTTCTTCCACTTCCCCTTTTTCACAAACTTAATGCAGTTGTTCACCCGCTTAAAATAACCTAGTGCCATTTTGTTGGCATCCTTTAGGTCGCGGACAACCATAGCTACATTAACCTGCTGAGACTGAAGTCGACGCTGATTTTCCGCAAGGGAACCAGAGCCGGTCCAGCTACCACCTAAAGACGGTGATGAATCAAAACCAAAGTGATATCCATAGCCAGACAGATAGTATTCTGCTCCGACATGGTAATCCCAGGTTTCCCAAAGCCCACTAGTACTATACTGTGCTCTGTAGCCTTTACATACCCTTGAATTAGGTGTAGTGTAATTGCCAGCAGTGCTCTGTTGATACCAGATGTATGGGTTTGAGTTTCGTCTTATAACCGATCCCTTGGAATCGTATACAGTGTATACACCAAGAGCGCGGTAAGCGAGATTCGGTTTCTTCGCCATAGGTACTCCATGTGAGAAAGTGATAAACAGGACAATAGCCCGACCATAAACAATGGTGGACCCACGAGTTGGGTCAGGTGAGCCGCAAGGCTCA